GTTGGCGCATTTGGTTAAGGTTACGTTAGCAATAGTTGCAACGGGGGTAGCCGTAGTAGTAGTCGTAGTAGTCGTAGTAGTAGTAGTCGTAGTAGTAGTCGTAGGTGGTGGGGTTGTCGTAGTAGCAGTAGTCGTAGTAGTTACTACAGGGGCGCAATACTCTTTCCAAACGCCACCAACTTTTACGTAGCCGTTAGTAGCAGACTTCCATACGCCACCAACTTTTACGGAACCACAATTAGACGACTCATCTACTGATCGCCAAGTTCCGCCTACTTTTACATACTGTGCCATTGTTTATACGTACTTTAACCAAACATCGCCGTCTATACCACCTGTTGGGTTTGAGGTAGACGCAAAGATATTACGAACAACTCCTGCGCTAGTTGAGGCGGTTGTTACTGACGAGTCTACTTTTTTAAGGTATTGAGTGTGAGTATCAGCAACAATGCCTGTTTCAATGTTAGCTAAACGCGCAGAAACAGAACTAAAGGTAGTAGCGGTAGCTGTAAAAGTTCCTCCAGAAGAGGGGGTTGTTGAAAGCGACGGCGTTACTCCCAGAATGGTTTCAATAGCAACTACCTCTTCTTGAAGGAAGTTAGGATCAGTTGCGTCAATAAGGTCTACAACGTTTACCTTTGTGGTAAACGCTCTGATAGTTGCTGGATATGCGGCGGCCATTTTTCTCCTTAGTTTGTAATTCCACCAGTGGCTATGATGTCAATTTGACCAGCCTCTGGTATTTCATTAGTTGTACATACAATGTCATTTACAACTAAAGCTTGAACTAACGCTTTTTGTACGGTTCCTACTGGAGATACAGCTGCTGATGCAATAGTTCCTGAAGTAGCAGTAGTGTATGTAAACGTTGTAGAAGTCACAGCAGTTATAACTACTTTTCCATTAAGCGCGGACTCAACCCCAGCAATAGTTACCGTACTACCTACCGTTAAATCATGAGAAGCAGAGGTAGTTAAAGTTGCTGTTGTTCCTGCTCTAAGCTTGTTGTTAATGTTAAACGAGGCTGCAAGTGCAGCTGAGCTTACATTTGTTGCTCCAGGCTTTGCGTATGTAAATGTAGTTGTTGTAGGCGCTGCAGCAACAGCGTATGTACCATTAAACGTAGCATCAACGCCTGTAACAGTAAACACTTGACCAGGAGTTAAATTATGGGTTGTACTAGTAGTTAAAGTAGCAACTTCGCTTGTTAAAGCTTTATTAGTTATGTTAAACAGTTGTTGTTGGTCGTTCCTACGGAATAGTTGAATTTCAGTAAAATCAATTCCCGGCACACTAGCAATAGCTCGCATAAGATATTGAAGGCTTATGCGGTCTGCAAATAATACGTTGCTAAAAGCAAGTATTTCGTTAACAGCGCTCAATACAGCGTATTGAACGTTACTTCTGCGGTATTGAGGTAGAACAGTGATAGACATTTTTATATCTGCTTTTACATAAGATGGAGGAGCTAAAGTAATAGTTGTATTAGCGGGTGCTTTGCCTCTTAAATAATCAACAACGTTTAGCTCTAACGCATCAAAAACTCCTGTAGGAGTCACGTTATCTGCGTCAACACCCCGATCACCAAAAGGAGCAAAGTAAACAATTACGCTTGAATACGTTTCTGAAGTAGCATTTGCTTTTGCTACGCCTGCTACTTGTAGTGTAAGAGAGGCGTAATCAGATAATGAAACTGCTCTGTTTAATGACTTAAGGCTTATAGGGGCGTTAATTTTAATAGAGTCAGTAGTTTCAGGGTCTTCTCCACCAGCAGCAGCTGTTTGATTAGTAACAGTTAGACCTGAACTAAACCCAGTTATAAATTCAGTTAAAGAACCAGCTGAAACATTACCAATCGTTCCGCCACCAACACGGTAAGTTGCATAAATTGAGCTGTTTCCGGGTGGAATTTTTCCACCAATATTGTCACCAAATTGAATGTAAGTAAGTCCGTCTGCATCTGTAAACGTACTGAACGCTGGAGTATTACCTGGAACATCAATTAAATATTGAACTTTTTCATACATTACCTCATCAATTTCAACAGACACGCTATTTTCAATAATGCCGTCAATTTCTAAAGGATAAACTTGATTTGGTAGTCCTGTAGATGCGGCTTTAACAAGTTCGTTTTCAACTGTATACCCTTGAGTAGCAATTACCTTGACTATGTTATTAGGCGCCGCTGCTCCAGGAACAGTAACCGTGCTGTTAGTTTCAAAAATAATTTGGCTTTCACCGTTTGCAGTTGTAGAGGTAGCAATTTGAGATTTAGCAAATACCTCTAATGACGCACCAGAAGTGTTTGTAAAGGTAAGCTCAACAAGAGCAGGAGTACTTTGGGTAGGTTGATAATCTAATAGAGCTGCGTGGCGCAAAATACTAGAACGCTTGCTAGCTGTAGATATAAAAGCTTCGTTTCCAGCTCTATCTATATAGTAAGATTGAAGGTCTCCCAGGTACGAAAACATTTGTAGTAAAACAATTCCAAAATCTGCTGCGTCGCGGTTAGTCCATTGAGGAGCAAAAGTTGGAATAAGTGCAAGGAGGTCGTCTCGTATAGATAGGTAGTCTCTAGACGTGTAGTCAACCTGCGGTACGTAATTTAAATTAGCCACTTACTACCTCACTAATAATCTCGCCAAAACGTGTAAGTACTGCTGTACGGACAGTTACGGAGTTAGGTTGTCCGCTAGGGTCAGTATAGTAAATTTCTAGGAATAATTCGCTTGTATCTACGTCTAGGGTACCCCTAACATCTACAAATACTAGGTCAGGCATCCACTTAGCAAAAGCTTCAATTATTGAGCTTCTGCACATTTCTATAGCATCTTCTTCACTTTCAAACAAAGAATCAGGGACTCTAGTACCAAAGTTAGGAAGCATTACGCGCTCCTCAATTCCAGTAAGGCATAGAATGATTATTCTGTCTTTCCATATTTTTTCAGCGTCAGAGGTGTACTCAACGCCACCTACCTCGTTAAATTTAAAGGGGTAGGAAATTGCTTTTTCTGCCATTACAGTACTCCTATCCATACGGGAAAATTAGGGTCTCCACCTATAAACATTACCCAAACTGTGCTGTTAAGTCCTGGTATAAAGACGCTGCGGTCATCTGCTACAGGTGTGCACGGAAAAGCCCAATTAGAAATAGCCGTCCCGTATATCTGTGGCACTTGTAGTTTAACTCTGTATTTATCTTCAGGGTCAACATTTTCTACGCACTTGCCTGGGTAGATTCCATAGAACCTTCTATCGTAGTCGTTAGAGGACACCTAGACCCCTAAACTTTTCGTAAACAACAGCGCTTTTTGAAAGTTTTACGTCTGCGCTGTTTAAGTCTTTTTTACCTACGCTAGACCAAGCAACTATGCTTTTTTCTGTAGTGGTGTTATTAGGTTTGTTTGTGGTGGAAGAGATTGAGTACCCATACTTTAACATACGTCCTTGTCTAGCAACTTTTAATGCAGTTTTTGGTTGTACGTTTGTCTGGTATGTTCCGGGGTTTATTGTTCTAAGATCAGCATTTGGAGGAGTAGCTAAAGATTCACCGTCTTTCCATACGTTAGCTCTTCCTAAAGAGTCAATTCCAACAATTAATTTTGTTGTGTAAACACGATTATTAATAACATGTTCAGACTCTAAGATTGTCCAATACCCCGAGTAATCAGCTCCCACACCCTCTAAATAAACAGGCATATTTGGGCGCAACGCGGTATTACCAAGAACCTCTACAGAAGCTCTATATGGATATCTGGTTAATAGGTCAGCGGCTTCCGCCTCGTAAACAGCAGACGCGTAATCGGTTACAACTGTTGAAGTGTCATATCGGTCAAAAAACTCTTCGGTTCTTGACGTTCTCATAGGTACGTCTACCTTTTGACGCGTTACCGCAAAACTGCTTTCAGATTCAGATAAAGTAATTCCAGAAACTGCAGTAGCCGATTTGGCACCCCCAGCGTCATCAAATCCTAACGTTTCTCCAATAATAGGTTTAAACGAGTAAATTGTACTTCCTGCCGGGTTGTTAGCGTCGTTCATATAAAATCTAGGCGCTTCAGATTTATAAGTTAAAAAGTCTTCATCAAGTGGTTTAAAATACAGTTCAGTATTTTCAACTCTTAAAGAGTACCCACACTGCCTAGCTATTTTTACTAACAGTTGCCAATCGCTTTGTCCAGATTGAGAAATTTGAGGATAAACTCGCGGATGCGGGGTAACTCCGTAAGAAAAGTTATGTTTTTTAGCAATAGCAATTGCTAAATTTGATGCCGTTATATTGTTGTAAATCTCTTGACGCGCTTGTTTAAACACATAGGAAGCCCCAATTACAACAACTGTTACGTTGTCAGACCCGGGAGTTTTATTAGGCTCTACGTGGTGTACATAACCATAAAACTTTTTTACTCCTTTAGGGTCTTTAATCTCAAAATCAACCGGAAGCCCGGGCTTAATAAAGTCAATAGAGGTATCCCACTCGTTAAAAGTTAAATAGGCAAGTTCATGTTGATATTTAGCCTGTGTGTACCGAAAATGACTAAGCCTGTAGGGAGCGCCGTCAATTCCGTTAAAGTTTACGCTTATAAATTTAAGCACGTTTTGGCACCCTTAACACTGCTCCCGCAGGAATGTTTAATACATCTTCAATCTCAGGGTTAGCTTCTGCAATTAACCACCAGCCATGGGGGTTGCTGTAGAAACGAAAGGCAGTTAAATCTAAACGGTCCCCGTCTTTCCAAATGTAATCAATCCAAGTTAGTCGTCCAAGGTCTGAAAACTCATAAAAAACAACGGGAGCACTGTCGCCACCAGAGCTTGTAGATATGTAATCAATATCTGAGTTGTTATACCGAGAAGTTTTATAAATAGTCATTATTTCCCCGCTTCCGCTAGTCCTACAGATGCAAGTAGGTTTGCTTGAATAGATACATCTGTACGAATAGGTTTCATATCTTGAGTAAACGCAAGGTGGTTAACACTAAGCCCGTTTATATAACCAACATAGTCTAAAGGCCCAATTTCAATTTTAACAAGGCTAGCTGCTAAAAATCCAATATCTGATGTAACACGGCCTAAAGAGTTTTTCCAGCCACCCTTCATGTAATTTGCGTTTGGCCCGTTAATTGTTTGGTACAAGAACTCAACATCTGCAAGAGTTCCCATCTCATAAAGCTCAGAAATTTGTTTTTCTAATAGCGCGTCCGTAACAACTCCAAGTTTTTGATCTCTATAGAATTGACCAAAGTTAAGATTCCATTTTTTTTCTACGTCAACGCCAGTATTAGGGTCTTTTTCTAACCGTCCTTTATGAGCAAAACACGCAAAGTCGTTAGTTCTATCAAGTCTGAGATTAATTGTAATACTTCCAGTACCAGGAAATGCACCAGCTACGCCAACAAACCGGTCTTGCATAGATGGAGTTACATCTGGATTTAGGGTTACTGACGTACCAAAATTATCTGGGTTCCACAGAAATTGAAAACCTATTTGACGAGCCCTTCCTGCAGCAATAGCAACAGTTTCGCCAAATGTGCCGATTGTGTACTGCTCGTCTTGAGCACTTGCGTACCACATAATTCTTCCACGACGAGTCTTGCTTTTTGCTCCGGCATCTGGGTTTTTGTTAACACCTACGACTCTAGATTTTGTAGCGCCTTTGCTTGTGCTTTTTCTTGAAAATGTTCTTTGGTCTACAAGACTAGATTCAATTGGCAAACTCCAAGAGTGCGGAGAGAGATTAAACATATAATCTTTGTAGTCTGCTGGTTGAGTCATAATGTCTTTATTTGCAGCCGCTACTTTGGCGGCTAAGTCTATGTACGTGCCTAAGACAGAGGCAGCCGCCGCTGCTGCTGCAGTTGGCGAGGTTGCGCTTACAGCATCGGCTAATGTTGGTGAAAAGACAATGTTGCCTGCTGCGGTTCCAGGAACAGGCTTGCTGTTGTAGTAGTTACTTTGAAATAAAGTTTGCCCATTAACAACAATAGCGTTACCTGCACCAAGAGCGGGGTCTATTGCAGCAGGTGTAGGTTTAATAACTCCTTGTATAGTTGAGTTGTTAAGAAGTGGGCTAATACCAGGAGGGGCTGAGATAGTAGTTGCGCCCGTACGAGAAGCTCTTGATATAGCAACAATGTCTGGCAGCAGACTATAGGTAGTTCCATTAGTAGGTAGGGCTTCTGACATTAGTGATGTGCTGCCTTTCTAATTAAGTTGTCATAGTCAAGCGTTTTCTTAAGCTCTTGAGCAAGCTTTCTTTCATCCCAATTGCCTGAACCAGTAACTTGAATAGTAACTCCGCCATAATTAATATTATAACCGCTACCACCAGAGCCCCCAGAAGCAGACACAGGGCCACCAGCCTCACGGACTCCAGCAAGTTTTAACTGGTTAGGAAACTCTTTGGTTAACCTAGATAAAAAGTCTTTTAATGCGTCAGCAACTTCTACGCCGTCTTTAACTTTATTAAAAATACCCGTAGCTGTATCGGCTACCCAGCTAGTTGCATCACCAACAGCATCACCAACAGCAGCGGTAGTCTGGTTCCACTTTCCTTCTATCCACCCAAGTCCTCCTTTGTTTTTACCGCGAGGATTGCCCCAAGGACCAGCAAGACCAGCTTTGTGTCTTGTCGACCAGGACTCAAATTGTCTACCTTGACTTGATGTAGCCCAAGCTACTCTTGCGTTTTTAACTGGGTCGTACAAATCCCAATAATTATGTACGCCATACTGGCCGTACTTTGCCATGCGGTGTTTACCCATGTCTTCATTATCCCCGCCGCCCCAATCGTTTTTCATATTGATTTGGAACAAGCCGTAAGACACGTCTTTATCTTTAAAGTTTTCTCTGTCTGGAATACCGCCAGATTCGTGGTGAATAATAGCCATAGCATTTTGGATGTCGTATTCTGTCTTCCAACCACCTGCTATTAAG